CTATATTATAATCTTATTCACTTCTGTCCACAACTTATTTTTGGAGGCATTTGTATAGATATCAAACGTGATGTCTTTTAATTTGTGACCCAGTATTTTCTTTCTTGCATATACATCCACTTTATATAATTGGCACAGTGATGCAAATGTCTGACGAGTATCATGCATTGTGTGCGTCGCTTTCAAATATCCATTTACAGTCGATAACACGGTACTATTCAATGATGCGTATGTACAATCTATTAATCGTTTGTCCGAAGTAAGTAGTTCATCAATGACGAACTGTTTAATATCATTGTGTATCGGTACAACTCTATTTTTACCTGCATCTGTTTTGGAACCTGTCACAATGTAACTTATCGATTTATTTGAGCCATCGTCATTGCAGTATTCATCTATGTGAATGTTGCTTCTGCTAATGTTTAATAATTCACCTGCTCGAAGACCAGTGTAAATATATATAAGTATCAAATGTGCTTCTGAAGTGTTTATTGTTTTTAATTTCTTGATTTCATCCATGGTGAACGGATAGTGCTTTGCTGACTGCTTGAATTCAGCAGTTCTAATATAAGATGTATAATCGAAGTCTCTCGAAATATACTGATGAATCACTGCGTATTCAAAAATCTTGGAACATAGAACTTTCATGTGCATTTGAGTTCCATTCTTTGACTTGTCATTATCGAATACATATTGTAGGTCAGCGAGAGTTATATTATCTATCGGTCTATTATATATGGTTTCAAAATGCTTAATCCATGAGCCATATCCATTTCTTGCCGATTTCGATAGTTTACTGAATTCTTCTTCGTCTAGGATGTGATAAATATTCTTGAATGTCGGAACATGTTTTTTAGTTTTCTCTTGAATTCTATCGAATAAATTAGGAGCAATATTTCTAGCATCTTCATTTGTGATACTGTTAGATTTCTTTAGAGAATAAAGAGACAACGCATTTAGTGCCTCTTCACGAGTTGCGAAAGTGCCTATACATATCTGTTTCTTCTTCCCTGTTATGATATCACGTTCATCGCTCATTACACGAGCACAGAAGGGAGTTCTTCGTTTACCCGATAGTTTAACTACAGTTCCGGTATTGTTGGGTCTGCGCCCAAATCTAGTCTTTCTAGCCATAATGTGGCACGTCCTTTCTATTTGTTTTTGCCTTGAACGTGCCAATCATGATATAATTAAACACGTAGAAGGACTTTAGACAATTGGTTTCTTTTACGAACGTTGCATCCTAGTTGGCGCTAGGGTGCTTTTTTTTATTTAAATATTTAGTTTTTCTTATTTTTTATTGTAATAGTGCTTATTTAAGTATTCTTGTAATTCATTCAAATCCGTATTGAAGTATTTGCATAACGCTATGGTGTCTTTCAGAAATATTCGGCATTTGCCTGTTTCAACATCGTAGTACCAAGTTTTTGCATGATCTACCGCAACCGCAGAATCATTGACAGATACTCCTTTTACAGCTCGCTTCTCTTTGAAGAATGCGCCTACTACCTTATAGTATTCGTCTTTCATTTTCTTTTTCTCCTTTCTTCACCATCATTTTAACATTGGTTTCCGGTGTAGACAACCGTTTAATAAAAATTAAACAATTTTATGTTTGCTAAAAATATTTAAAAATTACTAAAAATTATGTTGACACCGAACGTTACAGGGGGTATAGTATAGACATGAGTTCGGTAGTACCGGACTTCAAAAAGAAAGAGGTGAGTAGATGTTAACAATCAAACAAATTAGGGTTGGTGCTGACTTAACTTTAAAAAGTGCCAGTGAATTGTGTAAATGCTCTGTTCCAACTTTTCAAAAGTGGGAAGAAGAACCACGAAAAATGGAATTAGGAGCATTCAGCAACTTGGTGGATTACTACAACAAAAAGAATCCAACTCGTCAAATCCTTTATACAGATGTAGAATTTTAATTTTTTTACCCTAACGTACGGCATTACCGAACGTCAAGAAAGGAGACCTCAATGGACGAATGGAACATGAGTGTCAGCGAAGCGATGGAACTCACTCACAAGAGCAGAGAGTTCATCATCAATGCGATACAGCAGGGTGTAATGCCTGGCTCTGTTGTAGAAGGAGAGAATGGACGAAGAACGGTCCACATACCTAGAAAGGCATTTATATCTTATATGACCGAGTGGAATATGAGTCCAACAGATGAGGTCATAGAAGCGTTGTTTAAGAAATACACAAATAAATAAAAAAAGTAGATTCGTAAGCATCTACGGCCGTGGGAGCAAGACTGTTGCATTTGTCATTTCTCCTATCATTTTCCAAAATCCATCCCACGGCTATAGGTGCTTACGAGTAAACAGGAAGAAAGGGGTAGACAAAATGATTTACGAAGTCACAACAAGTCAAATCAATAATTTCAAGGACTGTAGAAGAAGATATTGGTTTGAATACAGAGAATTACTGAAGCCTAAGAAAGAGAACGAGGCATTAGTAATAGGTAGCAGCTATCACGCAAAGGTAGAAGAAATCCTTACTACAGGCTCATTCACTGAAAGTCATGATTATACAGATGCGATGGCAAGAGCATTCATCAAGTATATTCTCCCTCAGTTGCTGGAGATTGTCGATGTTGAACAGGAATTCAGATATCGATTAGCGAGAGGAATCTATCTAAAAGGTAAGATTGATGCGGTATCAGTTGACGGGCTTATCGAACACAAGACAACAGGTAATTACATTACGGATGAATATATGTATAAGGTTGATTTCATGAATGACCAAGTAAGTAATTATCTAATTGCCAAAGAAGAAAATAGACCTATCACTTATACGGTCATTACTAAGCCAACAATCCGTCTAAAGAAAACGGAAACGTTAGATGAATACATTGAGCGTTGTGAAGCGTGGTATGACGAAGACACAGAGAGAAAGGTCAGAGTATTCACTGTATACCGCACAGAAGAAGAATTGGAACAGCAGAGAAAGAATCTAATCGCTATGGCTAAAGAAATCAGAAGATGCGATAGAGAAGGCTTCTTCTATCGAAATGATAGAGCGTGTTCTATTTTAGGATGCCCATTCTCTGGTATCTGTAATCACTATAGTGGAGATGCTGAAACATTAGTTGACTTCGAAAAGAAGTCATCAACAAACGAAGAATTAAACGAAAACGGAGGTAAAAAGAAATGGCTTTAAAAACGTACACAGCAGATAACATTGAAAATGAAACATTCACTTGTCTGCTTTATGCTAAGCCTGGTGACGGGAAAACAACAACTATCGGCAAATTGCCGGGCAAGACGGTTGTCTTAGATATTGATAAGACAAGCGGTGTCTTAAGAAACAGTCCAAATGCTAAAGGAATTCTAATTATTGATATCGATGTAGACGATATCGTGAATAGTATGAATGAGGCACTTGCATGGCTAGAAAACAATAAAGAGAAATATGACAACATCGCAATCGATAACGTAAGTGAATTGCAGAGTTGTATCTTGTCTTATTATGGAATGTTAGGAAGAAATGATGGTGTTCCTTCACAAGGTGATTATCAGAAATTCCAGTTTGGTTTAGCAAGAATTATCAGAAATCTAAAAACATTACAGAAGAGAATCTTACTAACAGCATGGCAGGAATTGGTGGATGTAACTTCACCGACAGGTGAACAGTATACATCGTTCATGCCTAGAATTCAGAAGAGTGCTAGGGATAACGTATGTGGTCTATGCGATGTGGTTGGTCATCTAGAAATCACATCAACGGGTGAAAGAGTAATCAGACTTCTTTCAACAAAGAATGTATATGCAAAGAATCAGCACGACGATAGAAAAGCGTGCAGACAGGAAGATTTATTCAGCACAGGAGGAAATAAATAATGGCAATTAATTGGGGATTTGAAGAGGTAGAAAACGAGTTTATTGAGTTACCTCAAGGCATTTACAGATGTCGTATCAACACGGCAGAAGAAACAACAACATCAACAGGGAAACCGATGATTAGTCTGATGCTTGATATTAGCGGTCATAATCAGAAACTATTCTATAACCTTGTTTTTGATGCTTCCCATGCATCAATCGTAAATCAGAAGTTACAGTCTATTTACGATAGTTTTGATATTCCTAGAGGGAATATGGAAGCAAGCCAATGGGTCGGCAAAGTTGGCGCATTAAAGACAAGAAAAGAAAAAGATCAATATGGAGGCGACCGCACAGGTGTTCACTATTTCTTAAGCAGGAAACAGGCGATGAACTTACCGGCATGGCAAGAACCCGGCGATGCACAATCTAGCGATACAAAGCCAAAGTCATTAACACTACCATCAATTGACGATGTCCAATTCTAAGGAATTATGTTAAGGGATTATCAAGAAGACCTATACATAAAGACGATAGAAGCCATTAGGCAAGGCAAGAGAGGAATACTTATTCAGATGCCTTGCCGAAGTGGCAAGTCGTTTCTCATGGCTGAGATGATAAAAAACCTAAAAGGTTACGGCTTGGTACTGGTTCACAGAAAAGAACTGATGAAGCAACACAAAGCATTACTAAACGAGTTAAGTGTAACAAACGCTAGAGTTGCGAGTGTCTTTACAGAAGCCAATCATTTAGGTGAATATGAAAAACCATCGGTCATTTTTATTGATGAATGTCACCTTAGTGAAGCGAGCAGTTACAAGAAAGTATGTAGCCACTACGATGTACTTGTGGTTGGGTTCACTGCAACACCTACGCGATTGAACGGTGACAGATTATCACTGTTCGACTGTATCGTGCAGGGAATAACGGCTAATGAATTAATTGAGCAAGGAGCAATCAGCAAATACGATTACTATGCACCCAATATCGGCATCGATACAACTGATTTATCAATTGTAAGGGGCGATTATCGTACGTGCGAACTACAAGACCTATTCACTAAAAACTGCGTCTATGGCGATATATTCAAGTATTACAAGGAACTTGCTGATGGCAAGCAAGCCATTGCCTATTGCGTATCTATAGAGCATAGCAAGAAGGTCAGAGACCTGTTTGTTGCAAATGGTGTAAGTGCAGTTCATCTAGACAGTCACACACCATCAAGTGAACGAGAAAAAGTCATGAACGATTTCAAATGTGGCAAGTTCAAAATCTTATGCAATGTAGGACTGATTAGTGAAGGAATTACGGTTCCGGATTGTGAGTGCTGTTTATTGCTCAGACCAACAATGTCGCTCGCTTTATATATTCAGCAGTCCATGAGATGCCTCACTCCAAAAGAAGGGAAAAAGGCAGTCATCATCGATTATGTAGGAAACTTTCAGAGACACGGTCTTCCAACGGCTGACAGAGAATGGTCTTTGGATGGTGCAAAGAAAAAGAAAATGATAAATGACGATGGGTCATTTTCTATCCGTACATGTCCACAGTGCTTCAAGGTATTCAAGACCGCCGATAAGTGTCCTTACTGCGGATATGAATATGAAGTTAAGGGTAGAGAACTGAAGCAGATGGAAGACATCAAACTAAAAGTAGTGAAAGAGCAAGAAGTCGAAGAATTAAACAGGAAGAAAAAAGAGATGAGGATGGAAGTTGGACGTGCGAGAAGTCGTGATGAACTTATGAGAATCGCTAGAGAACGTGGGTACTCTGTTGCATGGGTACATGTCCAAATGAGGTTGAAGGGGATATGCAGTTAGAACATATTATTCAAAATAAAGTGATGGTTGAACTGTCACAAGCAGGTTTCACACCATATCGAATGGTTGTTGGGGCTTATTACACAAAGACCTTAAATCCTATAAAAGTAGGTATTGAAGGAACGCCAGATTTATTAGTTCTGAAGGATGATGGGCAAGTATTCTGGGTAGAAATGAAAACAGAGAAAAAAGGTAGCAGATTAAGAAAGGCTCAAGAAGATTACCATGCATTTCTGAAATCAATAAATCATAGAGTATATGTCGTAAGAAGCATAGAAGACATAGAAAAGGTCATAGCGATTGAGAAAAAAGAAAAATCTGTATGCGATATATGATGCAGAAGATATGTGTGTCTGCGTCGGCAATGCTCAAGAATGTGCATGCTATCTTGGTGTATCTCTGCACCATTTCTACACCAAATTATATAGAAACGGAAATAAGAAATTTAGAATTTATAAGTTAGAGGAGGACACGAATGAATGATTGTGTGAACCACCCGTCTCATTATGAGACAGGGAAGTTTGAGTGCATTGAAGTAATGGAAGAAACACAAGGCATAGATGCGGTGAAAAACTTCTGTATCTGTAATGCATTCAAATATCTATATCGTCACGCTAACAAGAACGGATTAGAAGATATTAAAAAGGCCAGATGGTACTTAGACAAATACATAGAAATAAGCGAAAGAGGTGAGGTTGATGTCGTACATAACAACGCCTGTAGATGACCTTCTAAGGCAGGCTGAAAGCATCGAAAGCAAAGCTACAAAATTAAACGCAATCTATGAAGATTATGAAGATTTAAAGAAGGAATACAGTGAATTAGAACGCCGTTTCTACAAGCATTGTAATAGATATCGTGATGAAATCAATGAATTAAGATACAAACTCAAATGCAAAGAAGAGATGTTATCTGATAAGGATGAACAGTTAGAAAACTATCGTATTGCAATTGGAATACTTGTGGCAGTTGTTGTGTGTTATGTCGCTTTGACAGTTGCAGTATAAGGAGGGGAAATTAAATGATTACTTTAAAATATGCGGATATTTGGGGATTCGAACACGCCGTTAGAGGTATGCGAAATCCTATGAACAGTTGGAATAAGAGTGATACTTTTGTCGATTATGACCTTGTTTTACTAGGCAACAAAGATAAGGAACTAATGAAAAGATTAGTTCATGCAGGTCCTAGTCATAGAAAGTTCTTGAGACAAATTTTTGTGAGTGTAGATATCACTGCACCACTCTATTGGTGGAAGGAATTCGACACTTATAAAGTCGGCACTGTAGCAAATAGTTGCAGTACCATGCATAAGATTCATGACAAGGAGTTCACACTTGATGATTTCAGCGTTGAACATTTGAATGATGATGTGCTCAATAAGCCATTCAAAGATATCATAAGTTGTTTGAATTTTTTTAGACAGCTTTATATCCAAGACCATAGTAAGGATAACTGGTGGCAGATGATTCAGTTACTGCCTTCTTCTTACAACCAAAAGAGAACAGTGACTATGAATTACGAAAATCTGTTGAATATCTATGAAACTCGCAGAAACCACAAGTTGGACGAATGGAAAGATTTCTGTAAATGGATTGAAAGACTGCCTAATGCAGAACTTATTACAGGCAGAGAATCAGAAGAATTAAGAAAGGAAAATTAATCTATCCTAGTGAAACTAGGTTGAAAACAGATGAAACGGGATATGTTTTCATAAAATTCAGTTTATCGTGGCTGACTGATAGCAAATTAACGAATTAACCAACATCTAGAAATAGATTTTGGTTGATTAATGGACAATGAGTTTTTATTAATGGACAGAATTGATTCTGTTCAGAAAGTCATAAAGAAATACGGAGAAGAGAACTTCGTAATAAGTTTCAGTGGAGGCAAAGATTCGACTGTATTGTCTGCGTTGGTAGATATAGCGATTCCCAGAAACACTATTCCTAGAGTTTTCATTAACACAGGAATCGAATACAAAGCGATTGTGCAATTCGTACACAATCTTATGCAGACGGATAGCAGATTTGTAGAAATTAAGCCTTCTATGCCGTTGAGCATGATATTCAGAAAGTATGGATATCCGTTCAAATCTAAGGAACACAGTCAACTTGTGCATCTGTATCAGCAGAATGGGCATAGCAAAAGTACTCTTAGATATTACGACCCGCCTCAAAGCAGAATTAGATTTGGATGCCCAAAAATACTCAAGTATCAATTCGAGGAGGGTCTCGATTTTAAAGTGAGTGACAAATGTTGTACTAAACTCAAGAAAGAACCATTCACAAAGTGGCAGAATGAGAATGGTAAGTCGTACAAGATAACAGGTGAACGATTAGGAGAGGGAGGATTAAGAGCCTCTCATAAAGGATGTCTTGTCATAGACAAGAACAGCAATTTGAAGAAGTTCAAGCCACTGAATCCTATGACGGATGAGTGGATGGAATGGTTCATCAAGGAGCACAAGATTGAATTGTGTGAACTTTATTACGAACCATATAACTTCACTAGAACGGGATGTCTAGGATGCCCGTTCAATATCAAAATACAAGATACATTAAATACTCTAGATGAAAAGTTACCACTCGAAAAGAAGAAAGCAGAAGCCATCTGGAGAGAAGTGTATCAAGAGTATAGAAGATTAAATTATAGATTGAGAGGTGGTCTTGGTGAGCATGATTAAGGAGGAATATGAAAATGCCAGTAATTAAACCATGGATTTTCTATGTTATATCGGTAGTAAGTAATCTTTATGATACATGCGGTTTGGTAGCGTTAATAGTTGGATTTGGTTTGCTTTTCTTTGGAGGCGCATGGCTATTCGAAGCCGTGGCGGAAGAAGATAAGAAGCCAGTGCCAAACGTATTGAAGAAACTACTAATTGTCTTTGCAATCAGTATGGGAGGGGTGGTTGTTATTCCTTCTGAAACCACAATGTACAAGATGTTAGTCGCTCAATACGTCACATACGAAAACGTAGATAAGGCTACTGAAAGCATTAAAGAAGGTGTTGACTATATCTTTAAGAAGTTAGACAAGGAGGATAAGAAGGATGAATAAGAAAAGTGAAAATTTTGCTTTTAGCGATACTTTTGTAGAAATTGTAATCTTGAATTATCTTGCAAACTGCACTCATTTTAAGTGGATTGCAAGAGACCAGGATGGTTGCTTGTGTATTTATGAAGATAAACCTCATAAAGAAAAAACTGATGATAACATCGGCTATGTTTATTGGAATAGAAGCGACATTAAGCCGGATGATATAGAATTCTTAGGCCCGTTTGAAAATCTTTTCAAATTTATCAAATGGGAAGATGAAGAGCCTACATTGATTAAAGATGCTTTAGATAAGGTGGAGTATTAGAAAATGATTAACGCAGAAAAGTATAGAGATAAATTGCTAAAGTTTATCGAAGAGAGAGATGCTGGAAGTTTTACATTTAGCAAAGGTAAAGAAGGCAGTTTTTGGCAATGTGGTGGAAGACCTTGTTTTGAATGTGGAATAGTCAAAGAAAGAAGTAATTGCTCATTGGCGAGATTAAAATGGCTTTTATCAGAGTACAAAGAGCCTGTTAAGTTGACTGAACTAGAACATGGAATTTTAGAGTATCTTCTTGAAAAGAGACAATATAGATTCGTTGTACGTGAAAGAAACGGTATTATCTACGTGTACAAAAGCAAGCCAAAGAAAGAAGCAGATAGTTGGGGAAGTCTTTCATTGAATAATGAATTGGGTCTATTTAACAATTTATTCCAATTTGTAAAGTGGGAAGACTCAACACCTACATCAATTCAAGAGGTTCTAGATAATTGCGAGGTGATTGATGATGACTTATAAAGAAATTTTTAACATGGTTGCAGTGACTGCATATAACAGATTCCCAAAAGGTTTTAATTATGAAGGCTTGCAAAATTGTATCGTTGAAAACGCAACTAAAATCTATATTGAGCAAATGCGATTAGAAAAAGAAAAGTTGCAACAAGAATATGATGATCTTTGTGAAGGCCATGACAAACTTTCTTATGAATGGGCAAAGTTAAAGAAAGAAAATAGAGAACTTAACAAAAAATACAGTGAACTTCTTGAAGATTCTAACAGAAAAAGCAACGAATCTGTTGAAGAAATAATGACTCTTGACGATTGGTTAAAAGAAAAAGAGGAAGAAAAGAATGCTGAAGAATAAAAGAGAAACACTTAAGCAGAAGTGCAAGAGGCTTGAAAATGATTGTGAAGTTTACAAAAGACTTTATCAAAATCTGTCAAAAGTGAATGACCAGTTAAGAGAGATATATTATGAACAGGTCGATAAAAACGAGAAGCAGAGATTAAGACACGCCAAAGACTATAACAGGCTTCTAGAGAATTACAAAACTTTAAAAGCACATTATATAGAATTAAATAAGGAGTGTAAGGAACTTCAAGAGGAAAACATTTCCTTGCTTATCAACCGAAAATCGTCGGAAAGAACGAATAACAAGATACTTGATGAAGTTCAACAATTACATGACCGAGTAATGGAACTGATTGCAGAGGAGATGAATGAAGATGATTAAAAGACCTAAGCAAGAAGAGTTTATTGAGTGGGATCGTTTTGGGGATGGACACGTTAACGATTTTCGCTATGCTAAAGCCTTGGAGAAATACTGCGATGAATTGGAAGCAGAGCATAAGATTTTAGAAAACTGGGATAGCGCCTCATTTAGGTACTGCCAAGGTATGAGAGAGGCTTTATGGATGGCTATTAATGATGCTATGAACGATGTCAGTGAATGGGGAAGATACGCCGATACACGTAACAAACGCGCTGAATACGATAGATGTATTAAGCAAAACCAATCATATGCCTCTGGTGTTATGGAATTCTATGAAAACATGGGAGTGAAGAAAGCCTGGGCAAGTGAAAAGAATATCACGAAAATATTTGAAGAACTGAAGAAGATTACAAAGGGAGGTAAGTAATATGCACATTCAGAAAGATTATTACATCTGCGACCACTGCAAGAGTGAAATACCACCCAATCAGATAAAGGCGGTGGGTATTCCCATTGAGTACGAACTTGAAAAGCGCCGTATTGCAAAAACAGTCAGAATCGATTTATGTAAGGATTGTAACGAAGAATTTTTACATGTAATCAGAAGGCACTTCCATCGTTTTTATTACTCATACGATGGGAAACTTGTAGACGAAGAGGAGGATGAAGATGAATAGTGCAATTATGGATATCATAGGCATTCTGCTCATGGCAGGGGCAATCATACTTATTGCTATTGGATTTTTTTGGAAAGAATAAATAAAGGAGAATACAATGGGTGAACTAATTGAATTACACTTTGCTATAAAAGCAATTGGTGACATTATCGGAATCGGATTATTAATTATTTTAGCAATCGTATTAGCAATTTCACATTTTATTGATTAAGGAGAAATATTATGAACTATAGTTTAAACACAAAAGAAGTTAAAAGAGGAGATATCTTCTATATCACATATTCTAAGAATTTCAATGATTCATATTCATATGATACGGCAGGAAGACCTGCTGTAATCGTATCAGATGACCATCTGAACAGAGGAAGCGAGTATGTTGAGGTTGTCTATCTTACAACAAAAATCAAGAGAGATATGCCTACTCATGCTGATGTATTCTGCAAGAGTCCATCTACTGCCCTCTGCGAAACCATCCATACCGTTTATAAGGATAGAATCGGCACTTATGTAAGAACTGTAAGCGATGAAGAGATGAAGAATATCGAACGTGGATTAAGACACTCTCTAGGTATGGGCACAGATACGGTATCTACGGTATCTATTAATGCTCCAGAACCATCTGCGCCTATCAAGGATATGGAGTTGGCCTCAATGCAGGAGAATATCCAACTTACTGCTGAAAGAGATATGTACAAGAAACTGTATGAGAACTTATTAGAAAAGGTGATTGGGTGAGTGCAAAATACATCTACAAAAAAGTTGATTATTATTCAATGAGACAACTAGGAGATGCAATCGATGAACTAAGAAACAAATATAGAATCATAGGGTATAGAGCGTATGCACAGGAACAATATGCGATACTAACTCTATATCCTATAGAACAGGAGGGAATAGAATGATGCAGAAGAAAAGCGAACTAACGCCAGCAGACATCAAACTGTTATGGTACAAGGAACTCTGGCTTAGATATTTATCTATGTGTGAGGTGGACTACTACAATGATGAAAGAATGAGACTAGAGTATCTATGCAATCTTGTTCTTGACGATTTGATGAGACCGGAATATAGGCAAGTGAATCTTAATGTCTTTCCTCATTCTAAGAAAAGAGGCGTCACATCAAACACGCCGACTTTCGAAGAAATTATGGAAGCAATGGATAAAGCAATCGATAAAGGAATCGATAAAGGAGAAACCGAATGATATTCAGAATACTATCAAAAGAAGAGAAGAGCAGTACAGCATACCTTCTGTACAGATATCTAATAGAAAAAGCGTACAAAGAAAGTGACATCGATTTATCATCAAATGCTGATAAGTATTATCTGACAGTAAATTATCTTATGTCTAAGCATCCTATGTATGAAGAAGCAACAAGCATCATTGATAGGCTAGTAAATGATGGAGCAGACATGTCTTTAATCTACAAGATGAATCAAATAAATCCATTGTCAATGCAGGAGAAGAAGATGCTGTCAGAATTACTATACGGATATCTGATGGAAAAGATAGAAGAGATGCGCATCGCAGAAGATGAAGTACCAGATTTATATAAATTGATAATAAATGAGATGGTGAGATACAAGATGATAGAACATAACTATCGTTATATCTGTACTGCACTAGATAAAGATATAGTCAAAGGAGATGTAAATAATGAACAATGAAGAACTAATAAAAGTTATTAATACTATGCAGAAAATTACCGATGGTCTGCTGACACAGAACGCCAAGCTGCAAGAAGAACTGGAACGCTTGAATAGAGATTACTTTCTTCTTGCAGGGGTGATAACTGTCACGCTACTACTTGTGCTGTATGCTATGTGGTAATGTAGAAAGGGGGAATCTTAAATGGCAAGACTAGCAGAAGTGTGGTGCACATTCAGAAATCCAATTAATTCAGCACAGTTTTATGCATTGAAGAATCGCTTCTATCTGATAAACCTAGATAATGTTACATGGCGCATGGAATCAGCAGATTATCACATGAGAGGAGATGTGTGGCTGATTAAATTCTATCATGACGGGAAGCAGATTCATTCGATGAAGTTCTACGATGAGCGCTTAGCCAAAGACATGCTCAGATATCTTGATGAATTCAAGCCAAAGAAGGAACATGGCACATTCAATTTTGAAGGCAGGATGATTGATATAGATGATGTCGTTATGATTTCTAACAAATACTATAACAATGCCGATTCGCTTGCAGATACAAAAAGGTACACTTTTCTAATACATACAGTCCGCACCAAATATAAGAAGGTCGCAAAAAGCAGTGTGGAAGGTAGAGAAGTAATAAGAGAACTACAGAAGAAATTTATCAGATAACAGGAAAGGTGGTGTTTATTCATGAGTGATTACAGAGGTGAACTGTACAGAAAAATCATACTTGACTTCTATAAGCAGAAACATAGACCACCATATATCGAGGAACTTAAGAGTCTAGGAGTAAAGGAACTGTATTTCAAGAGAAAATACGGTTCATATCCGAATTACATCAGAAAAGAACTCAGATTACCTATAACGCAGACATTCGCTAGAGATAGAATAGTAGTAGACAAGACAACAAATGAAGTTGTATTTGAAGGTACAATCTATGAAATAAACGAGTTCTTCTTCACAAACGAGCCAGATGTAACAAGGCATACACTCGATTATTACCTTAACAAGAAGGCATTCAGAAGATACTGGTATATCTTCGCCAAGATGAACTATCATGTATGGGTTGCGAGCGACTGCGACTTCAAACAGTACAGACGAGCCATGTATTTCCTGTTCAGAAAGAAATGCTATCCAAACAATATGCTTTATGCAAAGAATGGAGAAGTGGCGCAACTTAAAAGGCTAGGAGAGCGACTTGATAGAGGGGAGATACAGTTAAGTGATGTCTTAGATGTGGAGAAATATAAGGAATTCATAGGAAAGGATATTGATTATTATGAAGTTGTATGACGAAATAAAACAGAATATAAACTGCGTTGAACTTGCTACAGAACTGGGCATAGAACTGCACAAGAACGGGGGCACATATCGTTGCCCCTCTTTTATCCATGACGGCCAGAATCCTAACAGTGTTATGGTGAGCGAGGACTCGTGGTTCTCATTCAGTGATGGTGTCGGTGGCGATGTCACAGACATGCTTGCATATGCAAAGTATGAAGGTGATAAGTCTATGGCGTTCAAGGATATGTGCAGTCGATTTAATCTGGCGTTCAACGATACAGAATACAAGCAGAACTATAGAGAATGGAATAATGCAATACTGCAATGGCATAATGACCTTACGGATGATGATATAGATTATCTACATCAGAGAAAGATAACTGACAGTACCATCAATAATCTGTACATAGGAAGCCACACATTCAAGGAGAAAGCGCCTAATGGTGAAATGGTAGATGTACCACGTATCATCATTCCTATATTCAAGAACAACAACTGCGTTTACTACTGCGCTAGAAACAGAAGCCAGTATGATGTCGTTAAATACAAAAAACCATATCTAGAGGAAGCATTCAAAGAGAATACGCTTTATGGTCTTGACACGCTTAACAGAAGCGAGACTTATATCAACAATGATACAATCGTCATTGCAGAAGGAGTGTTTGACTTCTTAACTTTCTATCAAGAAGGGTATAGAGTTCTATCGAGCGCCACAAGACTTTCAAATAAGCAGACAGAATATCTATGCAAGATTGCCAAGAAATTCAAGCGTGTGGCTATCTGCTACGACAACGATGGAAGAGGCGTGCAGTTCACTATAGCGACTGCAAAGCAGTTATTCGCACACAATATTCCGTTCGACATAGTCAACATCCCTAGAGAGTACGGTAAGGATGTGAGCGACTGTTACTGCGCAGGCGTTCTACCTAGCGAACTCTTAGAAAAGCATGCAGTGGACGGCACACTATGGTATCTGAAGACTACGATGTCTGATATAGATGAACTGATGGAATATGTCTACAGTGCGCACAGCCCTTATATGAGCCGTGTTAAGAAGAAAGCCATATTGCAGTATGCCAAGGAAGTTTTAGGCGCTGATGGTGAGGAAATGAAGGAAATACGAAGGGAACTGACGAGAGGCAAGACAAACGATGAATATGCTCACGAGTTTATTGCCAACTATGACTATAAATTAAGATGCAATCCATCACTCGGCTTCTACCGTTTCAACGGCACGTACTGGAGCAGATGTGATGATGCACTCATCAGACAGGGAATCATGGAGATGTTCGATGTATCGTATAATCTCGAATCAGCGATACTGAACAAAGTGAGAACTATCGTATATGATGATACCCTACCAAACCAAGTGAACTGTCTGAACCTCAAGAATGGTACGCTTTACTTCACGGAGAATCCGTTCGATGGATATTACAGGTTCTCTAGCAAGCGTAACCCAGATGACTTCAATGATTATGTACTCAACTATGAATACAGAGAAAATGCATACAGCCAAGATTGGGATGATTTCTTGAACAGCATCACAAGTAGTGATGAGAAGTTAATCAAACGATTTGCAGAATACTTCGGCTCGGTGTTCATGGAACACAGCATACAAGACAAGGCGTACCTGTTCTATGGAACTGGAAGCAATGGAAAGAGCGTACTCACAAAGGTATTGAGTGCACTGCTCGGTGATGGCAGACTATGTAGTACATTAGAGTTGAGCCGTCTTGGCGGGCGCTTCGATACATTTCAGTTGCTGGGCAAGTATGTCAATTTCTGTCATGAAGCGACAAGCGATATCAAGGAGGCAGAGCCAATCTTCAAGGCGATCACATCGAACGATGTCATATCCACAGATGTGAAGGGCAAACCACGTATCGAATTCAAGCCTAGATGCAAGATATTCATTGACTGCAACGAACTGCCACGTGCAAACAAATCAAACGGCGGATGGCTCAGAAGATTCGAGGGTACGAAGCACAAGTTCGCCAATACATTCACATCAGATGAATCAAGAGTGGATGATATTCATGTATTCAAGGCGATACCGGGATTAGATGCCCTCCTAACAAGTGATGATGTACTGCCAGCAGTATTGCGATGGAGCATTGATGGTTATGTCAGACTGATTGAAAATGGCTACAAGTTCAGTGAGATAGATGAGGACAAGGATTTGGAATACGAGTTCGCTATCGAGAGCAATCATGTTATCGAATTCCTCAGTGAGTTCGATTGGATTGATGACGGCATGACTCTTACATCAATGAGAGCAAACAGAGTGTATGAGATGTACACTGAATGGTGTGATGAATGTAGATACCGAGTTGCCGGCAGAAACACCTTCTACAAGAATCTGAAAGGGGCAATCGCTTATTTCGACGGAACAGAAACACCACACTGCGAATTAAAGTCCATACGAAAGCAGTGGTTTTTAGTTAAAAAATAGGGCGGTACACAACTTATGGTGTTTTGAAACACCGCAAACACCACATGGCATATTTTTACATGCATCTTACTATTTAATAAAAAGTCCATAAAACGACACCTTAATACCATAAACGCCATATGCAAAGTAGAAAACACCACTTGAAAAAACATCGATATTTACTTACTTTTTTATATATTTGTGGTGTTTTGGTATTTTATATATAAGTAAATAGTATAGAGAGTATAAATATGTATATATGTATTTATATATAGGGAGTATAGAAAAAGGGGTTAAAAACCCCCAAATCCCACACACTAGGCATATGCAGACTACCCATCCCCCCGTGTGCATACGATTTTTTTATACGGGGGGGAGTATGGATGTGATGTGTGAAGGGAGGAGGTTGAATCTGACCATTGGTCATTTATTTTGTCAACACTTTTTTGAAATTTCAATTTTTTGGAGGTAAAAAAATGGCGAAGAAGAACTTCGACTACAATGAGATGGGCGAAAGCAAGTTGCCCGTAGCACGTGCACGAGAGATGCTCAAACTGAAGAGGGCAACAATCAACGATTTTGAAGTAATCAGAGACAGAAGTTATGAGTACCTTACTTATTGTGATGAAAACAATAGAGTTCCCACTTTAAGAGGACTCTGTGTTTGTCTTGGAGTTTCACCAGATACGGTCAATAGATGGATTGCTGAAAGACCTAATCATGAAACAACGATTTTTCTCTCACAGATGCTGAATCTGATGGCTGATAACCTTGAACAAGGAGCACTTCAAGGAACTATGGATAGGAATGCTTCTGTATTCCTGCTGAAATCCAACTTCGGCTATAGAGATAATCAAGATGTGAAAGTCCATCACATGGTTTCTGAAAGCAAGTCAATCGAACAGATTGAAAAGGAAATTTCTGCCGTCATTATAGATGCAGATTTTGAAGAGAAATAAAAAAAGGTGAGCGTTTTATGCTCACCTTTTTACATATACGCGTGAGAATTTTGCCCTCGCGCGTGTGAAAACTCTGATAGTACTATATGCTGTTTAAAATTTTGCCGTATTTTTCCCATTTTCTTGAGTATAGATTTTTCGCGGTTCTATGCTTATATTGGTATAGATTGCACGCCCTTATGGTATAGATTGCATGCGCTCATAGCCTTAAATGGACTATATTTCAATTCTAAGGCGCATTTATATGAAAGATGATAATTATATCACGATATGATTAAACACGCTTAAAAGGGCTATTTAAAGCCCTGTAGTATTTTATACGAATTGGTGTGTATGAGCTGCATTACATAGATAGCCTATATTTTAATTCTAAGCGTTGTTTTGTGTGGTCATGATTATTTATACCATTTATAAACAAAAAGTCTCCTAGAACGCTTATATCGCTTATTTACCTATGATCACAAAAAATGTTTATGAACGCTAAAATGTTTATAATCATTAAATGTTTATGAACGACAAAAAAAGAAGATGTTACCATCTTCTTTTTATAATTTTTTTACCGTTAAAACTTAATAAACAAATTTCCAACCACGACATAAAATAGAAAACCAGTTTAATGAACCACCATATCAACCATAACGGGAAGAAACACAAATAAATCAATAATTTAAGCATTAGTCAACTCCTTCGATTCGAATGGCACGGCTTGCGGTCGGGTCTACTTTAATAAACATACCAATCACGTCATAAATTTCTACACCATTGCTTTCTTCTACTATATCATACATCGTACGAATAAAACAGATGTCATTATAGTCGGTTATCTCCTCATATGCTTCTAACTTTTCCAATATTCTTAGTTCTTGCTCATCATCACCATAGTAATAATAATCATCACCATAATAGTAATTATCATAGTAATTACTATCATAATGATAGTAACGACTAGCCCATGGAATATAGTCCTCATTACTATAAAATATTCCATCGTTTTCGCACCAGTCACCATAACGGTAAATGTTGCCGTGTCTATCTAAGAACGCCAAACGTGAACCGTTTATAATCGGTTCTAGCATTTTTTCCGTTCTATCATCATGTAAGAACTTAGGGTTTATATCATAGAGGTATGATACTTTTCTTTTCCTCAAAATCATATATGACACCATTATGCGCCATACCTAAGTTAGTTATTACATGAGTCTTTCTCAAGGCGTTCAAGTCGCTAGTGATAGGAAAAGGATGGCAAGTGGCGCCATCTGTTTTCCCACTAGTAGAAATACGAAAATGCAAAATTAACGGAATTTCTTCAATGTTGACTTTCTTCTTTAGACTGTCAAGGCTATTTAACAATTCTTTCAATGTCATAAAACCCTTTTCAATATGAACCTTATTATTATAAGAATACATATATCCAGAACCGTCTGGATTGTTTTGAAACATTGTTTCAATGATACTTTCATCTATCATTTTATGATGAGGAGGTTTAATCGCAATAATACACATTAGAAAGCACCTCCTAACAAGTTATTAAATGCTTCTTTGGTGCATAACTTATAATAGCCGTATTGATTAAGGTCATAATTGAAATTACTTAAATTGATATAGTTTTGTGTTCTTTTTGTTAAACGACCGTTTAACTCATACAAGCAATAAAAAACAATTTCATTGTCTTCAATCTCACCAACACAAATATATTCATTACACATGAATACATATTTTTCTAACATTTCTTTTAGTGCTTTAGTTTGTTTTTCTTCCTTTTCTTCTAGTTCGGAAAAACACAATTCATTATCGCAATAGATATCACGTGAATTACTATATTCACGGCAATAATCACCATTTAAAAGCATATCCCATGTGATTGTGTCGGCGAGTCCCATTGCAACCATACAAATGTTATGCACTAGTTCAAGGCTTGCCATGAAAGTCTCATATCTTAAAGTACCACGAAAAAATCTAAACTCATAAGTAGAGTCATTATCCTCGTTAAACCAAGTGGTATGACCGTATTCTTTTTTAGATTTAGCGTTTTTAATAGAAACGCTTGTTTTTGGGATATCCTCTCCAAAATTCGAATAATGATAATCCCATTTTTGACGGCGTGAAAATTGGAATAATTCACGCTTAAAGAAGAAAAGTATTGTTTTTAGTCTATCATATCCACGCTCAGTAAAAAATGATTTATTGACATGGATATGCAGTCCACAAGTGCCAGCATCATGACTTTCACACTTGCCATCTAGTTCACTAAAGAACCAGTCATTATAATGTTGGTTCTTGTGATATTCTAGCGTACAAGGTTGTGAAATGAATTCAAACGCCACGGAACCGTCATACTCACAATGTAGCACGTCATCTGTATCAATATCTAACACATCTGAGGCAAGGCTTTCATAATCACCGTGTACGTTGTCAACTTCCAATTCAAAGCCCATGAATAAAGGACTTTCACGCGCTAGTGAGCGTGGATAATAGCCCTCATGGTATTCGTGATAACCGTAAATAATAGGATTCACATCTTCCCAACAATCATCACAATAATAATCACCGTTCATACGGTGCATTTCATAATCATGACTAAAATAATTGTGGCAATTATCACACTCATAGTAATCATAATCATCTGAGACATACTCTCCTGTATCTTCTAGATAAATTACATAATCATTAGTTTGATAATCTTCCGTATCTTCACAATATGTGTAATTATCTTTTAATGTATCATAAGTGAGTAAATCTCTTCCACAATATCCAAAATCGCTAGTATCTTTATTGATATAGCAGTCTTCCATATCTGAGTATTCAATATAATACTCATCTTCTAACTGCTTTAAGGCTTCCATAGAAACAAATGTGAATTCGTTGTGGTCATAATACTTTACTAAATTATCCATAATGTTTTACCTTAAGAAAAACATATGATATAATCATGTTGCTATTTTGTCGGTCAAACATATAGCATTAATAGAAAGAGATTAATTCTAATGTGTACATCTATATATAGATTGGTACGTTGTGAATTAATCTCTTTTCTTTTTTAATACTATACATAGCAATATGTATATATACGTTTCTCTTTTCCTTTTGAGATTTTCACGTTATTCAATTGTCAATGAACTATCTTTATTCATTACATTAAATAATGAATACATCTGTATTATACATTATTAAGTGTAAAAGTCAATACTTAAATTTCACTTGTTAGTGTAAAAGTTTCATTGTCTTTTAACCGTTCGTTTTTTAGACACGTTTCATTTTATAACCACCCTCCCCACGATTTTATGAGGGTGTCTTAATTCTCTTAACCCCACTACCACCGACGACCTAATTTTAAGTCTATACATTAAATAGTGTTGACACATACCGAGAGCAATGATATACTATGCCTAGGAGGTAGGTAATATGAACTTAACAGAATGTTTAAAAAAACTAATCGCTGATAGCAATAGTTCTTATGCAAGGCTTGCAGAAAGGCTAGGATATGAGCGAGCATCGAGCATCGGAAATATCATGAATAGAAGTGACACAAAGGTCAGCATCCTAATCAACATATGCAACGAACTCGATTACGACATCATCATCAGACCAAGAGGCGGTAATGACAGAGCAGAAAGAACAATTGTGTTAGATGAAGTGCCCGACAGAGAAGACAACAGAGGCAAATGGCGATGAAATACGGCTACGCACGTGTGAGCACAGGAAAGCAGTCATTGAATAGACAGATAGACAGCCTTCGCTCATATGGTGTAGACTATATATATAGTGATAAATACACGGGCACAAGAATCGACAGACCAAACTACTGCAAACTAAAGGAAATAATTAAAAAAGGGGATGAACTATACATCCACGCACTTGATAGACTCGGAAGAAACAAGCAACTCATAAAAGATGAAATTAAATTCTTTCAAGACAGGGGTGTCATAATAAGAATACTTAATATGCCTACAACAATGATTGAACTAGACGGTCAGGAATGGATTATAGAGATGATTAACAACATAATCCTTGAGGTGCTTTCATCACTCGCCCAACAGGAGCATGATATGATGGTAGAGAGAACTGTTGAGGGGCTTAAATCAGCACGCAAGAGGGGAAAGACAATAGGAAGACCGACTGTTTCAATCGAAGAAGTAGATAATCTGGTCAGACAAGGAATATCGGTCACAGAAGCCTGCAAGCAGTGCAATGTAAGCAGAGCAACGTATTATAAGCATAGAGCCTAGAGCCATGCATTACGCATGGAATAGGCTCTTTTTTTTATGCAATGAAGGAGGAAATATGGCAATAGATAAGAAGAAAATAGAATTGTATGAGAGCACTGATAACATTAACGCAAAGTATGATATCGTGCTTAATTGCTACGCTACCGATGATAAGGACACGCTCATATATCTGAACAAGGATTTGAGACATATACTAGCGATAGCGAACAGTAGCAGGAGCAAGGACATCGAGGAAAGATACAACATGTATCAGATGTATAAGAAGACATTCCTTTTTACATCACACTATTCGTTCGAGGACTACATGCTCTATCTTGAGATAAACAGGCCTATCAAGGAGCAGTTCTACCGTCCACGAATGAAGATACTAAGACCTGTAGTGGAGAACTTGCAGTCTCTTCATGATGGCAATCTTGATGAACTATTCATTTCCATGCCTCCACGAGTAGGGAAGACAACCCTCATCATGTTCTTTGTTACATGGCTCATGGGCATCAATTCAGAGAAGACGAATCTGTATAGCAGTTTCTCTGACACGATTACTCACTCATTCTATGAAGGTATAAATGAAATCATCAATGACAATATGACTTATACGTATAATGAGATTTTTCCGGCATCTGTCATAGTGAATCAGAATTCCAGACTCAATACATTGGATTTAGAGCGAAAGAAGAGATATCCGACACTCACATGTCGTTCTATCTATGGTACGCTGAACGGTTCATGTGACTGTAATGGGGTGCTGATTGGTGATGACTTGATTGGTGGTATTGAAGAAGCACTCAACCCGGAACGTATGTATAAGACATGGAAACTAGTAGATAACAACCTCATTACACGTGCAAAACAGGGTAGCAAAGTGCTATGGATAGGTACTAGATGGTCGCTCGTGGACCCTGCGGGTCTAAGACAAGACCTTCTTCTGAATGACCCTAACTATAAGACGAGAAGATATAAGATAATCAATCTCCCAGCGCTTAATGATGATGATAATTCAAACTTTGATTATGAATACAATGTTGGGTTTTCTACCGATTACTATCAGCAGAGAAGAGCATCCTTTGAACGCAATAACGATATGGCATCATGGTTTGCTCAGTATCAAGGTGAACCTGTTGAACGTGAGGGAGCACTATTTGATGTCGGTGATATGAAGTTCTACAACGGAATCCTCCCAGACGAAGAGCCTATAAGAAGGCTTACTGTAGTCGATACTGCGTGGGGCGGTGGTGACTATGTAAGTGCTCCAATAGCCTATCAATATGCAGATGGAACGGTCTATATACCAGACGTTGTATTCAACAACGGGGATAAGAGAATAACACAGCCGGAAGTTGCAAAGAAAATTGCTTCGTGGGGTGTGCAGGATTGCGACGTTGAAAAGAACAACGGCGGTGAGGGATATGCTGAAGCGGTAGAGGAAGAACTGAAGAGAATAGACTATAAATGTGTCATCACTTCTCATAGTGCTCCGACAACAAAGGCTAAGGAAGTGCGCATATTCCAGAATGCGCCGGATATTAGAGAATTCTATTTCTTAGAGCCGGGTAAGCGTTCAAAAGAATATTCGATGTTCATGAACAACCTGTTCTCATTCAAGATTCTTGGAAAGAACGACCACGACGATGCTCCCGATAGCCTGTCACAGTTATGCGATAGACTATATGGAGGCTATGGAACGATAAAAGAAATATTCAAAAGACCGTGCTAAAAGGCTCCACTTCACTCACTGCAAAATAAAATAATATTAGGGATGCCTATGCTCTTTGCCTGCCCCTCTCTATGTCAATCGTAGGCGTTCCTATCTCTGTTTAAACAAGGAGGAAAATGATGAAAAAGGATATATATTGCCCTCTTTGCTTAAAGAGAGGTAAGAAGAAAATATTAGGAAGAGTGAGTGACGATACAAGTGGCACACTTTACCTATGGTGCAAGGTAGATAAGAAAGAAATGAAGATTCATGTAAAAGGAGGCAATGCCAGTGATTAGTAGAGGTAGAAAGACAATCTATTCTAGTGAAGCGGAAATCACAAGAGACAATGTCCAGAAGGTAGTCACATACGCAATGCAGATACATGAAATCAATCGTAAGGATATAAAGTATCTTATCGAATATGAAAAAGGCAGACAGGATATTCTTGACAGAGTGAAGCCAGTCAGACCCGAGATTAATGAAAAGGTTGTAGAAAACCATGCATCTCAGATTGTCAACTTCAAGACGGCGTTCGTATTTGGCTCGCCGATTAGATACGTTCAGAAGGCTGAGATGGAATTAAAGAGTGATACTACAACAGAAGAGGACGATGGGTACATCGGTGAATTAAATAGTATGTGCTTCGATGAAAAGAAGCATACAAAAGACCAAGAGTTGGCGAAAATGTTCTTGACCTGCGGAGTGGGTTATAGAGGAGCGTTTCCTCGAAAGGATGGAGATAATGGATTCTCACCTTTCAGAATCGTCAATCTTGACCCGATGAACACCTTCATTGTTTATAGTCCAGATGTATTTCACGACCCATTGCTTGCGGTCACATACTGGCGCGATATGAATGATAAAGGCGTCGTTGAAGAGACTCACTATACTGCCTATACGAAGGACAAGGTATTTCAGTTCACTGATACGCATGTCGGGGAAGTAGAAGAAACCAGCAACGGAATAGGTGCTATTCCAATCGTGGAATATCGTCAAGACTACGATAAGATGGGATGCTTTGAGAGAGCCATCGAATTACTGAACGCGATCAATACGTGTACAAGTGACAGAATCAATGGATTGGCACAGAATGTACAGTCGTTCATCTGGTTCGATAATGTTGATATGAGCAAGGAAGACTATGATGAACTCCGAGAAAACGGAGCATTATCTACAACTAGTAGAAATGGCACTACAGCATCAGTGAAGCCTATCGAGACATCACTTAATCAGAATGAGATTCAAAGCCTAAGTGAATATTTATATGCTCAGTTATTACAGATTTGCGCAATACCTTCTAGAGAAGCACAGAGTGGGTCAACAACTGGGCAGTCATCTATGCTTGCTGGTGGATGGCAGGAAGCAGAAGAAGATGCATATAGGCTTGAAGAGATGTTCGATGAAGGGGAGAAGAAGTTCCTCGAAGTTGTGAAGAACATACTCGACCGAAGTAATACAGACGTTAAGGAAGAAGTCAAATTAAGAAATATTGAAATCAAATTCTCAAGAAACAAGGTCACAAATATGCTTGTTAAAACACAGGGGCTTCTAAACATGAAGACTTTTGGCATCCATCCGAGAGTTGCTATTCAGACTGCTGATTTATTCAGTGACCCACAACAGGTATATGTAGATAGTAAAGAATATCTAGATAAAGCATATAGCACTGAATTAAGTTCTGATAGCGGAGATAAAGATTTACAGAGTGACCCACGTGGGGATAACCCGGAAACGGTAACAGCCGAGCAGAATGAACAGATGTCATTTGTTAATTCTGGTTAGTGTATTTAAGTAAGTATATTTAAGTTAGAGAAAAACTATAAAGAGCACGAATACAGTTAGAGAAAAACTATAAAGAGCGAGGAGACATAAAATGAATGTAAGAGAAATCTTAGGTGGAAGATTAACTGAAGACACTACGATTGAGCAGTTAATCGAAATGTTAGAAGCGGATAATTCTACTGTATCAATCAGAGAATATAACGCTATGAAAGATAAAAGCGACAAGAACGCGAGAGAAGCAAGCAATTATAGAAAGCAGTTAAATGCTAACAAGTCGCAAGAAGAAATCAATAAAGAAGAAACACAGAAGCAATTAGATGAATTGGCCAGTCTAAATACTGAATTAACAAAGAAGTTATCTATTATGGAGAATGAGAAGAAATTCATATCTATGGGATATAACGAGGAAAGTGCGCACAAAGTGGCTAGTGCTTTAGCCGAGGGAGATATGAAATCATTTTTCAAACAGCAGGAAATTTTCAATGCTGAATTAAACAAGAAGTACAAAGCGGAGGCGTTAAAGAATACTAAAACGCCTGCAAAAGACGATAATCACGACGATACAATGACAAAGGAAAAATTAAGTACTATGTCATTAAGGGAACAGATGAAGTTTGCCGAAGAGAATCCTAGTGAATATCAGTCAATCTATAGCAAAGGAGAATAAGATACATGGCAAATACACCATATCCAAATTATGTGTTGGAAAACAAATTTGAAGACCAATACAAAACATATCTAGACTTAATGCAGTTCTGTACTGTTGATAACTCATTAACAGGCGAACCGGGCATGAAGAAGAAGATTCGTACTTATGTAGCAACTGATGGTACAGAAACTGTAGCAAAAGGCGAAGGAAACACTAAGTCAATCACAGCCAACTATGTTGAAACAGAATATACAATCGAGACATTACAGAACAGATTCGATTGGTATGACGAAGATGAAATGGAAGACCCATTAGTAGTTGATAAAGGCTTAGAACATCAGGCAGTTGACATGTTCAACACTGCCAACCAGAAGGCCATTGCTGAGTTTGCAAAAGCCACTCAGAAGGTTGAAACTGCTAAGTTCGATTTCAACTGTTTTGTTGATGCGGTAGCATCTATCAAGGATTTAAGAATCAGCGAATCAACTGAAATCACAGGATTAGGAGTTTTTGCATTAGTTCACAAGGATGATGTTGCAGAACTTCGTAAGAACTTAGGGGATTTACTTAAGTATGTTGAGGCATATGCGCGTAACGGCTACATTGGAACAGTTGCCGGTGTAAACATCTACACATCTGCTTTAGCAACTAAAGGGCAGTTTGCAGTTGCAACTAAACAAGCGGTCACTTATTTCAACAAATTAGGAGCAGAAGCCGAAGTATCAACTAAAGGAAGCCGTTCAGCAGAAAATGCTAATAAGCGTGAGAACACTGCTTTCCTAAGAAAATATGGTATCTTCGCTTTAACTGACCAGAACTTCATTGTCAAGGTTGTTAAGAGTGCAACTGCTAGTCAAGCAGCAGGAGACGAAATTCCTACAGTCTAGAGGGGGACTAGAGAATGAAAAAAGTAGAAGTAATTAAAGCATTTTATGATGCAAAAAACAAAAAAGTCCTACGAAAAGTAGGAGACGTGATTAAAGTCACAGAAATCAGAGCAATGGAACTCATCGAAAAAGAGTTTGCAAAAGAAGTGGATTAGCAGTTACGAGAGGAGATGATAAATGTGACACAAGAAGAAATTCTAAAGATTAAATTAAAAGACGATGATGTTGATAACGATGATTTAGAAGTGCTTCTACAAAGTGCCAAACTCATCATCCTTTCTAATCGCTACCCTTATCATGAATTCCCTATTGATGAAAATGGGGAGTATATTCTCGAAGATAGATACAAAGACTTGCAGATTAGAATTGCAGTGGAATTATTTGCAAAAGCAGGTGCAGAAGGCGAATTGACTCATACAGAAAATGGAACTACACGCCAATGGGCGAGTGCAGATGTATCACCTGCACTTTTAAGGGAAATCATCCCCAAAGCAAAGGTGTTCTAAATGAGAAACTTCAGAAGAGACCAATCAACAATATATTATGCGTTGTTTTTAAAAGACAACGGCGTTGACAAGTACGGAAATAAAATAGGTGGTTATACTGAGCCAAAAAGAATGAAGATTTCACTTTCTGCAGCAAAAGGCGATTCGAATTATGACGTGTTTGGTAAGGACACTGATTATGACAGAGAGATGACTACGACAGATACAAATTGTTCTATCAATGAGTATTCAAGATTATGGATTGGTGTCGATACATCAAAGACCTATAACTATGTAGTGGCAAAAGTCGCAACAAGTAAGAGGGAGAAGAGATATGCAATCAAGGAATATAAAGGTAAGATTGAACGATGAAAGTATCAGTCAAGCCATCTCTAGTCTTAAGGAATATCAAAGTTCAATGAAAATCAAACAGGCGAAATTGATGGAAGAAATTGGTGTGCGTGGGTCTGGAGTAATGTTCGACGAAATAGCAAAATATCGTATGCCATGTTCTAAGGCGAATCTTATCAAGTGGATTGACTATACTAGCACAGGTACCTCAACCAGAATTTTAAACAGGTGTGGGTATGCTATGTTTGTTGAATTTGGCACGGGGATAAAGGGTGCCCGTTCACCGCATCCACATGACACTGTCGGATATCGTTATGATGTAAACAATCATGGCGAAGAAGGATGGAATTATTTTGATGAAGATGGATGGCACTGGACGATGGGTATGCAAGCAAGACCATTCGCTCATGAAACTTATGAAGCGCTTCGACCAGAAATAGTCAACATTGCAACAAAGGTGTTCAACAATGACTGATAAAGAAAATGAATTATTCGCTGATATCGCAAGTGAACTTAGAAAACAGTTCGATGATATTTATATCATTGGAAAACAATTATCTTCTGAACCGCCTAGATTTCCAGCAGTGTCTATCATTCAAGAGAATAACACAGTAAACGCACGATATAGCACGTTTAACGAATTAGAAAACGTGGCTTGTATTACTCAATACATTGAAATCTATTCTAATGATAGAGAACAGAAAGAAGAAGTTTGTAAATCAATATCAATGGTAATAGATGATGTATTGAAAACTCACGGCTATTGTAGAACTCTTAATCAGCCGATGATTAATGTTGATGACAGCATAGCCAGAAGAGTTATGAGATATAAGAAAGAAATCGAAACACAGTATTAAGGAGGAAAACATGGGAGTAGCAATCAATACAGCGGGCGTAACTGTAGGTTATGCCGTTGAAGCAACAGCAGGGACTAGACCAACTACTGGGTATACTGTAATTCCAGATATTAAATCTGTTCCAGAATTAAACCCAAGTCCAGAAACTTTAGAGTCTACTAATCTGATGGAAACAGAATATAAGACTTATATCGAAGGGTTAAAGGACTTAGGCGGTGCATTATCATTTACAGCAAACCTAACAAAAGAATTGATTACAGTGTGGGATGAACTAATCAAAAAATATGAAGAAGCCACAGAAGCAGGTAAGGCAACGTGGTTTGAAATTAGACATCCTAAGTTAGAAAAATCTGTTTACTTTAGTGGACAGCCATCAAAGACAGGTTTACCAGCAATCGAAGTAAATAGTATCTTAGAAACTAACTTATATATTACACCTACAGGTGCACCTGAATGGGAAACAAAAAGCACTAATAACGTATAAGTTAGAGGCGCTTTAATCAGCGCCTTTTTTAATAGTTTAGAGGAGGAAAACGAACATGAAAACAAAGAGCACAACAATTAAGTTTACATATGAAGACAAGAAATATGAATTAGGTTATACAAGAGAAATCGTAGGTAAGATGGTTGGGGAAGGCTTTGAAATTGAAAAAGCATCTCAGAATCCACTTGATGCGATTTATGAGTTATTCATTAATTCGTTTGAAATGAATCACAAAGATACAGATATCGATACTAGAGAAAATATTCTAAAGAATCTCGGAAACAAAGAGCATCTTTTTACAGTACTTGTAGAAATGTTCTCTGAACCAATCGAATTTCTAGGAGAACCAGAAAAAAACGCAATCGAGTGGACAGTATAGAAAGCGAAAGTGATGCCGATGCGTCCACGAATGATTATAGAAAAGTAATGAATGAGTGGTTTCCCTATTATCTTGCGTTAGGGATGACCTATGAACAGTATTGGCGTAGTGACCCATATCTTACGGTTTATTATCAAAAAGCCAAGAAAATGAAGTTTGATTATGATAATCAGATGGCTTGGATAAATGGAATGTATATCTATGATGCCGTGTCGGCTACTATGTTCAATACATGGTGCCGTAAGGAAGGGGAACAGTGTAAAAATTATACTGATAAGCCTTATGAATTTGATGGGGCAAAGCAAGAAGAAGAATTGAAGAAAGAAGCAGAGGTCCAGGCAGAAGCGTGGATGCGAAACTTTGTTAATTTCTATAAAGTATAGAGCCTAACCAAGAGCCTTATTTTTTTGAGGAAGGAGGTTATAACTATATGGCGGATGTAGATAAGTTATCGATAGTATTTGAAAGCGATGTTGATGAAGCGGTCAAAGCGATAGATAAGTTAACTGGGGCACTTCAAAGGCTAGACCAGAGTGTCAAAATCGACAGTAGCATTGCATGCACTTTAAACGCTATTTCAAGATTTGATAGAGTTGTTTCGGGTTTAAAAAGTGAAAACATAGATGCTTTTTCTAAGGGGATAAAGAATCTTGTTGAAGCGTTAAAACCTTTAGAAAAAATCGGCAAAAGCGGTCTTGGAAAAACTTTAAGCAGTTTATCAAATATATCTAAAACAATTAACAAACTAGACCAAGCAGACTTGGGTAAGTTTAGTGGCCAGATGAATCAACTTTCAGATGCTATGGCGCCACTTGCACAGAAGAGCAACCAGTTATCTGATGTGTTCAATAAAATGCCAAGTGCTGTAGCCTCTGCATCTAAGTCTTTAGATTCCTATAATTCTAAATCTAGAGGCGCTAAGGTGCATACAGGTGGACTGTTCTCAGCAATCAGTTCTTTAGTAAGCGGAGCACGAAACGTAAAATCCGCTTTCTTGGCAATAAGTTCTGCATTCAGTTTCTTTTACGATGAAAGTGCAGAATATATCGAACAAATGAACTTATTCGACGTTGCGATGGGCAGCGCATCACAGAGTGCGGAAGCGTTTGCGCAAAAAGTAAGTGATGCTATGGGTATCGACCCGGGCAAGTGGATGGAATACCAAGGAACGTTGAATATGATGATTGAAGGTTTTGGCGTAGCGAGCGATAAAGCACAGATTATGTCACAGAACCTTACACAGTTATCATATGACTATAGTTCCTTAATGAACGTAGATGTAAGCACGGCGTTTGATAAAATCAAAAGTGCCATGTCTGGGCAGATTAAAGGCTTGAAGGAATATGGTAACAACGTTTCTGTTGCGATGGTCAAACAGACAGGTCTTAAATATGGATTACAAGGCAATGTAAGTACTTGGGACCAGAACACACAGGCAATCATGCTATACACCACCATCATGAATAATGCCAGCAAGGTAGATGTATTCAATGATATGGCACGTACAATCAATACACCGAGTAATGCTGTACGTATCTTAACACAGCAGTTTCATGTGCTAAGACGTGCGATCGGTAATATCGCGAGTGTATTTGCTACAGCGGTTATTCCATATATACAAGTAGCGGTTGAACTTTTAAATAAGTTTGCTAACTTTGTTGCAGGTTTATTTGGATTTAAATTACCTACTATTGATTATAGCGGTTTAGAAAAAGGCTCCGGTGCTATGGATGACATGTCTGACAGTGCTAAGGATGCAGGCTCATCAGTAGGTGGAACAACCAAGAAAGTCAAGGATTTAAAGAAAGAACTTCAAACGTTAGGATTTGATGAATTAAACATTCTCAACAATCCGAAGAATAATTCGGATAGTGGAGGCTCCGGCGGTGGTTCTGGTGCTGGTGGAGTCGGCGGTGGTGGTGGTATCGGTGATATCAAGTTGCCACAATATGATTTCTTAAAAGGCTTAAAGAAAGATACAGACGAAATAGAAAAGAAGTTAAAGGAACTATTTAAGCCCGTTACTGATAGTTGGAACAAGTATGGCAAAGGAGTCATGGATAGTTTTAAATTCTCTTTAGACGAACTATCTGCACTTGTGAAGAGTATCGGCAAATCATTTGGAGAGGTATGGCAGAACGGCACAGGCAAGAAGACGGTAAGTGAAATTCTGTTAATCGTTCAGAACTTATGCGATTTTGTTGGATATCTAGCAAAGCGTTTCAGAGAAGCATGGGATGAAGCCGGACTAGGAACGAAGATTATTCAGAATTTATGGGATGCTGCAAATAATTTACTTCATTCTGTTGAAGACATTAGTGAGCAGTTGAGCAATTTTGCTTTCTATCTTGATTTCAAACCAGCGTTAAAGAGCGTTTATAGTTTGTCAAAGGCTTTTAAAGAACTTTCAGATATTGTAGGAAAATATCTAAGTGATGCTTTCAAGAATGTACTGTTACCATTAGCAAAATGGGGCATTGAAAAAGTTATTCCTACAGGAGTTAGTGCTTTAGCAGATGCCTTAAAGGGAGTCAGTGCTGCTCTTAAGAATTTAAGACCGTTTATCACTTTCCTAGAAAAATTAACTGTTGCCCTAGGAAAATTAGTAGGGAACACTATTTTGGTCGGTATTAGTGCATTAGGAAAAGCATTGAAGGCTATCGGTCAGTCAAAAACATTATTAGCAGCATTAACCACTACTGTAGCAACACTTATTGCTTCTATGAAGTGGGGTAAGGTAATCAATGACTTGAACGATGTGAACAGTACCGTAAGCAAGTTGAAGGTAGTATTTGAACTTTTCAAAGAAGAAGGAATTTCTGCACTTGAACTTTTGGTACAGGATTTTGTTAAGTCACATAAGGCACTCGATACATTAGTCACTGGCTTCAAAGGATTAAATGATGCTAACGGTATACTTAGTGGAGTTAGTACCGCTGTTACTGCATTAGGCACTAAACTCGGTGTATTGAGCGTGGCTGAAGGTGGAGCAACAACTGCAACAGGACTGTTAGGTAGTGCGTTTGCGTTTCTTGCGGCCAATCCGTTAGTGGCTGTCGCTGGTGCTATAACTATCGCAGTCGCTGCATTAGCGATATTCACGAGCAGAGTTAAGGATAATTCTGATGCACAGGAAAGAGCGTTATCATCAGCCAAGAGACTTTCTGATGGTTTAAAGGAACAAGCACAAGAGTGGAAAAAGGCTAATGCAGAAGCAAAAAAGAATGCAGAAGCAGGTCAGCAAAATGCTCTTGTTGCACAAGACTACGCTAGCAGATTATATGGAATCGTAGATGCGAACGGTAAAATCACAGGTACTGTAAAACAGGCGCAATTCTTTGTTAATGAACTCAACAACCGATTAGGAACGAATATCGAAATTCATGACGGTGTTATTTCTAACTGGGATGAAGAAAAGCAAAAAATCAATGAAAACATTGAAGCACTTAAGCGAAAAGCCGTTATCGAAGCGTACAGTGAAAAATTCATTGAAGCAGAAAAAGAAAGAATCAAAGCCCAAGAACAGTTAACTGAAGCAACTAGTAAGTACAATAAATCAAAAGAAAAGGAAGAAGAACTCCTCGGAAAACTCCAAAAAGCGTGGGAGAGTGGGCAGGAGCCAAGTGCTTCTTTAACTGAGGAATATCGAAAGCAACTAGAAATAACCGAAAAGTACGGTAAAGCTGTAGGTAGTGCTAAAGACAAAGTCACAAGTATCACTGATGGCTTGAACGAATACAATGCCGCAATACAGTCCGCTGATGGAACTGTTGAAAGTTCTACTGCGTTTATTGTCGAACAATATGGAGTGTTAGCGAAAGATGGCACATATACGTACAGTTCTTTAGCGAACGGCCTCAATGACCTTAACGCCAAGTGCGATGAAAACGGAAAAGTATGGCAGACCTTAAGTAAGACAGAACAGGAAGCAAGTAAACAAGCGAGAATTCAGTTGCTTAGCGACTTGGCTCAGAAAGCATTCAATCAAGGCAAGACTTACGAACAGATGCTTTCTACTGCAAAAGCGAAAGGCGCTGAATTAACGCAAGCCGATAAGGCTGAATTAAAGAAGCAGTATGATAATCTGAAAAAACAGGCTAACGATATCAAAGTAGTTAAAAAAGAGCAATACAATGCCTTGCTGTCTTTACTTGATAAGTATGGAATCGACAAAAAGAGCAAAGACGGAAAACGCTATGTAAGCGAATTAAAAGACGCACAAAAGAACGGTACAGAGCAAGGTCAAAAGTATATTGACAACCTAGCAAAAAAATCAGCAAAGACAGTTCCAAGGTCACTAACGAAGTTGATAAGACTAGTAAAAGCAGTAAAAAGCAGTTTGAATCTCACCAAGCGGAATTTAAAGTAGATACAAAATCCGCAACTAATGCACTCAATAAATATATGGGTTCAATTCCGGACTCAAAGGCAATGAGGTTAGACCTCAAAACAGATAAGAAGAAATTCAAAATCGGTAACTTTGCGTTTGATATTGACTTTCGTGCTGGAGGTGGATTCCCAGACACAGGTCAGATGTTCATTGCTCGAGAAGCGGGGCCGGAATTAGTAGGCCGTATCGGTCGTAGAACTGCCGTTGCAAATAATGACCAGATTGTACAGGGTATCGCAAGTGCCGTAAGAAGTGCAATGAGCGGTGTAAATGGTCCTAGTGCTGGTGGCACTACGAGAATTACAGTGCAGAACGTTCTAAACGGCAAAGCAATCGGCGAGTCTGTCATCGAATATCACAACGGTAAAGTCAAGCAGACAGGGCATAGCCCACTGCTATTCTAAAAGAAGGGAGACAACATGGAATATATTTTAACAATAAATGGCTATGGATGCTTCCCTAGCAAATACGAAGTACAGTTAAGTGATGTTGACAGGGAGGACGGAAGCGGAAGAAACCAGAACGGAGACATGCTACGAGATAGAGCGGGGGTCAAGAAGAAAGTCATCTTGACCTTCACCGCTATTCCACAATCAAAAGCAGAACGTCTTTTACAAGCGGTGAAAGACGAATTCGTCACTGTCACTTATCTTGACCCAGAGTTAGGGAAAAGAACAATGACAGCCTATGTTGGTGATAGAAACTGTCAGATATTCAAGTATGATAAGGCAAAAAAAGAGTGGTTATGGGATAACATCACATTCAATCTGATTGAGAAGTAAAAAGGAGGAGCAGAAATGATTGGTGCAAGTAAACGATATCAAGACATTATAATCAGCCCTTCTAGAAGTATTAAATCGAGAGTGAAATTCAATGGAGACACTTTATTGGATGACGATAAAGTAATCTCCGTTTCATTAAATGAAATAGCAAATTCTAATGAAACACTTACAATTGGTGAATTAAATAGTGCCAAAGCCACTGTTCAATTTGAAATGCCAGACAATGTGATACCACTAAAAAATGGGATGTTTAGCATACAAAGTGGACTGCTTGTGGACGGTGAATATGAATTTGTAGATAAAGGAACATTCTATATAGATGAGATAGAAAGTAGCATGGGGAGCAAAATCGTTACTGTTAGTGGCTACGACAGCGTATATAGAATGAATGTAGAGTATGAACCTCGTGTTCAATATCCTACATCATTAGAAAATGCAATCAATGATATATGCGGTCAATGCAATATCACGCATGTTATCAACAATATTCCAGATATCACTTTGGATGGTTATCAAGAAAATATTACTTGTAAAACATTCATGGGCTATTGCTTAGGACTCATGGGATTGAATGGTCGCATGAACGAGAGCAATAAATTGATTGGATATTGGTTTGAAGATAGTGGATTCAAGATTACATGGGATAATCAGTTTCAGAGTGGTTTTAAACTGACTACAGACGATGATGTAAAAATCTCGAGTGTATCATGTAACGGATTGATTAGCGGTAACGGCTATGGCATATCATTTGAGAATCCGTATATGACACAAGAGATTCTCGATGGAATATATAAGAAAGTAAACGGATTAACTTATAGTCCTTCAACAGTTGAATGGAGAGGGAATCCGTTAATCCAAGTAAGTGATGTTGTTAAAGTCGAAGATAACAGTGGTGTGTTCCATAATGTCATTTTAAGTGAACACACAATTGTCTTAACGGGCATGAAAGATAGCATCACTTGTAAAGGCTCAAACGGTGAAATCGTGATGAGTACATCAAACTCACCTACTCAAATGATAATGAAACGATTATACAATACGCTCACTAGCGCTCTTAAAAAAACGAGTGAAAATATTCTAGGGCATAATGGTGGCTATTATAGAGTAGATGTCAATGAGGAGGGATTTCCGAGCGGATGGTCAATCATGAACACTCCTACTTTGCGTGATGACACTAAGATGTGGAAATTTACTAGTGGAGGATTAGGCTATAGTGTTGATGGTGGTAAGACATTCACAAAGATTGCGTTTGACTTAGAAGGTAATTTCAGTGCAAATGCTATTACCACAGGGACCATCAGCGGTGAAATGTTTGAATTGAATCTAGAAACTGGAGTCATCAAGATAGGTGAAAGAAATAATGAAGGTGAAATAAGTGACCCAAGTTTCTACCTCAACGAAAAAGGCGAGTTGAAAATAAGGGCGTTCGAGAGAGTTGAGAATAAGGCTGATGAAGCACTTAAAGAAGCACAGGGCTCTGTTAAGAAATTCGTATGCGAATATGCTAGTTCGACAGATGGTGTTACACCTCCCGAAACAGGATGGTCAGAGACTGCGCCAACATGGCATGCTGGAATATATATCTGGCAGAGAACTGCCACAACAATCAACAATACTGTTACGTACAGTACACCAGTATGTATAACAGGTGCGAAGGGCGAGGATTCTATATTGTTGTGTATAGAATCATCAAATGGCACGACATTCAAGAACAGCGATGTTGCAACTATATTCACAGTGAATATCTATGTAGGTGGAGTAGTGATTGATAACTCCTCAAAGTTAAGAGAGATGTTCGGTGATAGCGCATATTTACAATGGCTTATCAAGAGACATGGAGAAACCCAGTTCAGTAAGATACCATTAGATGATTCAAGACTGAATGATAATGGATTCATGTTCACAATTTCAGCAAAAGATATTAAATTCAAAGCAGTTTTCAACTGCGAATTAAACGTATAGGAGGGAAAATATGGGAATTAAGGCAGTCAGCCAAGTTGACGTTATCGACTTAACTGATGGATATTCGGTGGTATTGACGAATGATAACTATACATTCTTAGGTACTACTAATTCAGTGAATGGAACACAGACAACTACTACACAGGTAATGGCATTGTGTGGTAGTGAACAGGTAGCGTGCACTGTAGGGAACATTACATGCCCTACTGGTATTTCAGCAGTATCTGATGGAAGGACACCAATGCCAACAATCACAGTTACTGCAACATCTGCATTAACCAAGAGTGGAACAATTACTATTCCAATTGTTGTCGATGGGGATATCACAATCAATAAGACGTTCAGTTACTCAATCGCATTCAAAGGGCAGACAGGTCAGAACGGTACAAGTGTTACTGTTAGTTCAACATCAGTGACATACCAAGTAGGCACAAGCGGTACCAATAAGCCAACAGGGGAATGGAGTGCTACTGTTCCAAACGTACCTAATGGTCAGTTCCTTTGGACTAAGACAGTAGTTAAGTATTCTGACGGAAAATCGACAGAAGCATACTCAGTCTCTTATAAGGGTACGAACGGCTCAAATGGTTCAAACGGTACAAGTGTTACCGTAAGTTCAACTTCCGTCACTTATCAGACTAGTGCAAGCGGTACTACTCCTCCAACAGGAACTTGGAGCCCAACAGTTCCTAATGTGGCAAATGGTCAGTATCTATGGACAAAAACAGTTGTTAAGTATTCGGATGGTAAGTCTACTGAATCATATTCCGTGTCTTACAAGGGCACAAATGGTACAAATGGGAAGGATGGCTTAGATGCTATCACAATGGCAATCACTTCAAGCGGTGGAACAATCTTCAAGAATACCGCTATTGCTACAACTTTAACTGCTCATATCTACAAGGGTGGAGTTGAAGTAAGTGGGTCTGCTTTAACATCATTAGGAACCATTAAGTGGTATAAGGACGGTGGAACTACCGCGGTAGCGACAGGCTCTACATATACAATCAGTGCTGGTGATGTTTCAAATAAGGCTACATTCAGCGCTCAGTTAGAAGGTTGATAAAATGATTAAGGCATCAGCGAGCACAACTCTTGTGCAAGTAAATGATGGTGAAGACGGGCAGGGCATCCGCTCAATCACACCGGAGTATTATCTATCTGATTCTTCAACACAAATGCCCGATGAAAAAAGTAATGGATGGAAAAGTGTTCCCGATGACTATATCGACAATCATTATTATTGGGTTAGGTCAAAGATATTATGGGATGATGGAACTTATACAACTACAACGCCTACCCTTGCAAATGACTTGAAATCAATCATTGATGATTATGATAACAGAATCAACAATTTGAATAGTCAACTGCAACAAGCAACCAAGGATGCTTCTTCGTCAATAGAGCAGACTAAGACATCTATCTTACAGACTGTATCAGAAAACTATTACAGTGCGGTTGATGGAGCGAATCTTTCTTCTACTGTATCTACACTAAAACAGACCACAGATACTATTCAGATGGATTTTGTCAAGAAAGAAGACTTTAGTTCTCTTTCTGATACTGTATCAAACAATCAGACTCAGTTGAACACTTATATCAGATTCAATGCAGAAGGAATTGAAATTGGTAAACAGGATTCGGAGTTCAAAACAAGACAGACAAACAGCAAATACTCTATTCTTCAGAACAATGACGAAGTAGCGTATTTTGCAAATAATAGAATGTATAACTCAAACATTGAAGTTTCTAATTCACTAAGAATTGGACACTTCGGATTCATTATTAATAGCGATGGATCATTGACTTTTAAGAAAGTGGGTGGTGACTAATGGCAACATCTTCATCATGTTCTGCTTCTTTTGCGAGTGGAAACGGCAATGTCACAATGACAATGACACGAACAAGTGTCAATGTGGATGGCAACTATGATTTGTGGACTGCTAAATTGACAATGTACTATAAATGGAATATCAATTCCAGTGCCACAAAATATGGCTCTATGTGGGCGAACGGAGTGCTTATATGGTCGGGTGGTGTTAGTGTCGGCACAAGTGGTGGAACGAAGACTCTTGCGACAGTCACGAACATCAAGATTCCTCATGACAACAATGGGGGAAAGCATTTTGATTTTTCATTCTCACAGGAGTTGAAGGTAACTCTTTCGGGCAACTATGTAGGTAGTGTGTCTGCTTCTGGTGGCATCGACTGCGATGTCATTCCTAGAGCAACCAAGCCATACTGTTCTCCAGCATCAGTTTATTTTGGAAACAGTGTAACAATCAAGACCCCTAGAGCATCATCTGATTTCGGACATGTAATTTCGTACAGCTATTATGATACCAATGTACAGATTGCTGATAATCAGTGGAATGATGAATTCAAGTGGACGGTTCCGGTTTCGCTCATTGATAAGATGACTAACGCATCACAGTCTTATCTTACTTTTAAGGTTGATACGTATAATCGCGCCGGAAAGTACATCGGCACTAACTACTGCCGATTAGATTTGTTGATGCCATCGGGATATGAACCGACTATCACAAGTATTACATATGCGAATGATGATACTGCAATTGCGAACAGATTTGGTGCATCAACAATTATTCAAGGCATTTCGAAAGTAAAATTCAATGTATCTACTTCAACGAAAAGCGGTGCAAAAATCACTTACTATTACAATGAGGTCGATGGACAGATTGCTCAAGGGCCTAATGCTTGGTTCATCACTCAACCATTTAAGTCCTCTGGTACAGTTGTGCTTAAAACAACAGTTACGGACTCGAGAGGGCAGAAGGCTACACTCTCCAAGAATATTGGTGTTACAGAGTGGTATTCACCGACTGTTAAGAACGTCACTGCACAACGTTGGAATGTATCGACTAACAAAGCAGACGATGACGGCACGGCGGTTAAGATTACTTACTCATTTTCAATTGCACCTGTTGCAAATAAGAATGATAAGACTGTCATGATCCAGTACAAAAACGGTGAAACATGGACTACTCTTGCAACTTATACAGATTCATACAGTGGCGAGAACAAGGTATATATATCATCTGCTGGCAAGTTCAGTACAGACAATGCCTATTCCTTCAGAGTGCTTGTGAAGGATTATTTCACAACGGACGGCGTTGCAGCATATGCCGCTATCGTACCATCATTCAAGTTGCTTGATTTCTCTGCTGATGGTAGAGGGATAGGCGTTGGATGCAAGGCAGAGACCGGAAAATTAAAGGTAGATATGCCTCTTGAAGCGCAGTCGTTTAACGGATATGTGTTCGATATCGATACACAGAATCAAGTAGATACGTGGGTGCTCGTGATGAAAAATGAAAAGATACAGCATTTATGGATTGGCTGGTCTAACTGGGTGTCATGTGGAAAAAATGGATGCGGTATTACTCTGAGATACAGATTTAATGAAAGCATGAGACTCTGCGAACTAAATTGGGATGGGGCTCTTAATGCGACAGTTATGAATAATTCTATGGGGTATATGTGGAATGGGTTTCCAGTTGATAAAAGCCCAAAAAAGAATGTATTTATTCCTGTACAGACGCAGAGTTCCGATTTGACGCTAAGGTTCTACCCTGTCACAAACGACGTAACAGCGAATCATTGGACGCTAACTTCAATGCATGGCTCAGTGTCAACAGCATACGTATGTGGCACATTTATTTACTCATATGCTTGAAAAGGAGAAGGAAAATATGAAATTATATGATACATCATTAAAATACATGGATGCGATTAACGCAATCGGAGGCACTATTGTAGCAGTGTTAACTGCTGCATTAGGCACGCACTGGTTTTTATTCGTAGGATTTTTAATCCTAAATATCATCGATTATATTACAGGGGTCAGAAAGTCTAGATTAACAGGCAAAGAAAATTCCGCTAAAGGAGTGCGTGGTGTATGGAAAAAGTTAGGGTACTGGTTAATGGTACTCGTTGCTTTTCTCGCATCAGCGATTTTTATTGAGATTGGTAAGACTTTAGGAATTGACTTATCTGTAACTGCTTATATTGGTTGGTTTACAATCGCATCATTAATTATTAATGAGTTACGCAGTATCTTAGAGAACTTTGTAGAAGCAGGCGACAATGTGCCTGTCTTCCTCACAAAAGGTTTAGAAGTGGCTGAACAGGCTATCAATAAAGGAGAATAATCATGGCAAGTTATTTCAATCTAACACTTGATACTCTTGCACCACAGGGGTTGACTATCAAGTTAAATAATGGGTCTCAATATACTACAAGCAAAGCAGTTCAACTTGCGATTAATGTGACTGATGAATCCGCAGACGGATATCAGATGAAAGTATGGGGCATCGATGGAATTGCCAAGGAATCAGATGCAGTTTGGGAAACACTCGCTAACGTTAAAGATATCACTCTTCCAACAGGAGATGGACTAAAAACTGTATATGTAAAAGTTAGAGATGATGTTTATAACGAAACAGCAGTAACATCTACTAGTATCACATTAGACACATCAGTTCCAGCGGTTACTATCATCGGGCCAGATGTATCTAGAATTTCCAAGACATCGCCAAAAGATGTTGCAACTTTCAGTTTCACTTCAGATGTAGCGTTTACGGAATATAAGATTAAAGTCGTACCATCTAAATCATCATTGCATGATGCTGGCACATTAATCGGTACTACAAATGGTTCTACAAACATGAGCGCAACAGGTACATTTAAGGCTAGCACAGCAATCTCTTGTAAGATTTACGGAAAAGACCTCGAAATTGCATCTAGCGGAGATGGCGAAAAGATTATCAAGGTATTCGTCAAGAATACTGTTGGTACTTGGTCAGTAGCATAATACTATGGCACAGGAATATACATTAACAGCAGAAGCAACGATGGTAAAAATTCATATATCCGGCAGTGGACACAATCGTGGAAACGTGACATGGAATATTCCTGTTTTGCCTTCTAATGCGATTGTTGTTTCTGCTAAATTCACCGGCGTGTTCAATTGCTATTACACATATGCTAACGCAGTCAGATTTACTGTAAACGGCGGAAACACATACAAAAAAACAACTAGTATAACAGTTGATTTTGGCACATCATTAACCAATTCGATTGTATGTGATGCTTGGGGTTCTTCTTTTGCCGCAGTAGGAGATGTATGGCTCACAGGTGGACTTTACACTCTCACATATAAAATTGCCGAGGCACCTATTGTGACAATTGATACTATAGATAAGTATCGAATATCTAGGGTGCTTGGAATTAACGAGTGCGTTTGTAAATTTCACTGCAATATGGATGTGACTGAATGGGAGGCTCGTGCAACCCGCGAGGGTGAATCTTCTGGAAGAGGAATAGGGCTACTCGTGGAAAGTGGCGCCAGTCTAAAAACAGGAAACACAGGAGTGGTCAGTGTTCTAGATTCGGAACTTTCAAAAGGTGACGGTGACTATCTCATAAGAATTTACGCCAAATCAAACGATGGGGTGTGGTCGGGATGAGTAGAGGTTGGTTTACTCTTTTTCTATATACAGCGAGAAATGATGAGACACAGGTCACAGAAATAAATGTTGAGTTATCGCATTCGCAAGATATCGATGTGTGCAATACATCTGCTTATGGCTCTCATATATATATCACGGAAAATGACATCAATATTGAAACACCCGTTGAGGTTGACGCCGAAATCACTTTTATCGAACAAATCAATATAGATGTTGGAAAGATAGAAGATTTTAAGGGAGATGAATAAATGAAATGTAACAAGTACGATATAGATGTCGTAGAAGGAACTACTCATCAGATAAAGTTTTCATACTCATCAGAATGCAAACCTTATTACTTCGATGATTATAGAATTGTATTCGCTATCGTTGACAATGGTGAGATTAAAAGGAAAGAAGCAACGGCAAAAGAAAATATTATCACTGCAAAGTTAGAACCTAGTGATACGTTAGGAAAATATGGAAGAAGGCTTTATTATGAATGCAGAGCATTTTCTAAAACAAATGAAGTCTTGCATATTGCACTAGGCGACATCAATGTAATCAAGGCTAAAGCGCCTATTACAAGATACGAGGAGGAATAAAAATGAAGGTATTTATTTCACAGCCCATGAAAGGCTTATCAGAGAAAGAAATTAAATCAAATAGAGAAAAGGCTATCAAAAACATCAAAAATCTCTATGGCGATGATGCTGAAATCATTGACAGTTACATTGATAGTGATGGCACTCCTTTGTGGTGTCTTGGAAAATCTATCGAATTGCTATCAACCGCAGATATAGCCTATTTCGTAAAAGACTGGAATACTGCACGAGGATGCAGAATCGAATATATGTGTGCCGATAATTATGGAATTGGCGCATATTTTGAGGAGGAATAATCATGGGATATACATTAAAAACCAATATTGCGAATAAGCAGAACTATGGTGGTGTCAGAGCGTTAAACACTATTAAGTATTTAGTTTATCACTACACTGGAAATGACGGCGATTCTGACGAAGGTAATGGCAAGCATTTTCATAATCATATCGTAAAGGCATCAGCACATTACTTTGTGGATGATGACAGCGTAACGCAGTCAGTACCAGATAACTATGCAGCGTATTCGGTTGGGGGAAAATGTCAGTCTAAACATCACCCACTCTATAATATCTGTAAGAATGCCAACTCTATCAGCATCGAAATGTGCGATTGCTATAAAAATGGAGTTGTTGAAATCACTGACAAGACACTTGAAAATGCAATCGAATTGGGTAAGGTATTGATGAAAAAATACAATATTCCAATTAAAAATGTCATCCGTCATTATGATGTAAATGGTAAAGCGTGTCCTAATTGTAACGGGCTACTAAATGATGCAACTTGGAATGCATTTAAAAGTCGCTTGAATGGCGCTCCTGTGGCAATTCCAAAAGCAGATACTCCAGTGCCACAAAAGAGTGGCTATGATGCTTGGGTCGCAAGACTACAGAGCGAACTAAACGATCAGTTTGACAAAGGATTAAAAGTTGATGGACTAAAAGGGCCAAAAACGCTAAGCGCTTGTGTTACGGTTAAGCGAGGAGCGAAAGGAAATATTACAAAGTTAATCCAAGAACGCTTGAACAGTGTTGGTTTTAAATTATCAACAGATGGGAAATTTGGCGGTGGAACAGAAAGAGCGGTTAAAGTATTCCAGAAGAATAGAGGCTTGAAGCAAGACGGAATCGTGGGAACGAATACATGGGATTGGCTTCTTAAAGGGACTAAGATGTAACATGGAAATGTTGACAATCTAAGAAACAAATACTAAAATAACAGTTGTATAGTTAAGTTTAGTAGACAATCGTTGTTTCTGCTATTTTAAAAAGGATTGGTTGCCTCCAATCCTTTTTTTATATTCTGATACGCATTAATTTATCTCTGTTTAGTGCATAATTAGTAACAAATCAGTAACAAGGGTCATTTTTTTCTTTGTTTACGTACATTTTTGTTTCAAGCTTTGAAAACATCAGAGAGAGTCTGAATCTCATCTAATTATATGTAATCATTTACAAAATAAATATCTTTACACATGTTGTGAAATTATAATGCATTTTCATATTGAGACAATTAATACACTTAGGAAAATAACAAAAATAGAACTTTTTTACTCATGAAAATGAGAAAAAATGCCACTTTTTTAATTGTTAAATTCATAAATAACTATAATTCTATTACATATTGAAAGAAATTTACAAAAGGGTATTGACGAGTGAAAAAATGTTTTTTAAAATAGACTTGTGTCTAGAGAGCGGACACAGCAAACTGCCCTGAAGCATGTTCTATAACTAGTCATGTAGAGCATGCTGGTTCCTAGAACCGGGGCACTTTGTTTGAATATTCAGGCATGACTCTTAAGAGTCATGTCTTTTTGATTACATGATGTGTAATACTTTCTTTTTCTGAAAATTCTTGTAACCGCATAACTGATTTAGATATAATGGCGTAGGTTATCAGGAGGAAAAGT